AGCGCACCGTGCTGGTCACCAAAACAGGCCAATTGTACCTGGAACCCACCTATATTTTCGGCTGCCTGCGGGACGGGGCCAAGTACACCAAAAAAGGGCGCGGCTCGATTCAACCGCTGGTGGCGGCCACCCTGCAAGTAGTGGATGAGCGGGTTTTGGTTGACCGCTTTCTGCCTGACCCGCTGGACACGGACCCGGAGCAGCCGGTTTACCTGGATATTCGCAGCGTGAAAAACCCGGCCACCAAAGGGCGGAACGTGCGCTACCGGGTGGCGGCGGCTCCCGGCTGGGGGATTACGGTGAGGGTTGAATGGGATAAAACCATTGTCTCCCGGAACGAAATTGAAGCCGTGGCCGTTGACGCGGGCCGGTTATGCGGCCTGGGAGATGGCCGGGCGGTTGGTTTTGGCCGGTTTGAGGTCGTCAGCTTTGAGATTGGCGAGTAATCTACAAGGCGGAGCAAGGCGTGGGGAGCTTTGGTTAGTCACGGTGAGGGCAGGCGTGGTTTGGCAAGGCGAGGAGCAATCAGATGCCAAAAAAACGGCCTCCCAAAGAAGTTTGGGGGCAAATCAGGGAAACAATCTGGCAGCGCGATAGAGGGCGCTGCCAGGGGCCATACTGCCGGGAGCAGCCGGAATGGTCGCTTCCGTTAGAGCGGTGCCAGATTGACCACATTAAAAGCGGCAAGCTGGCCGATAACTCGCTTAAAAATCTCAGAACCCTTTGCCGCCGCTGCCATGTGCTGCGGCTGGATCACCGCCACCGGGGGATGATTGCCGCCGCGTTACGCGACGGCCTGATTCCGGCCAACTGGCGGGAACTGGTTTGGGATGATTAAACTTACATGGTGTGGTTGGGCCAGGTACGGCGGGGTAAGGTGTGGCCTGGTGGGGACGGGTATGGTAAGGCGCGGTGCGGCAGGGTGCGGTAAGGCGTGGGTGCAAAATTTGCACAGCTTGCTTTAGAACAAGTATTCTGGTAGAATGGTTTCAACCCAGGCGACGGTGCTCCGCTACACAGCGGAGTATTGTCGCCTGATTCTCTAAACAGGAAGCCAAAGGACGGCGGCGCAATCATATCGATTGCGCCGCCGTTTTGTTTGGCGGGAGGAACGGGGAAAATGGCGGCTAAAATAGTCTGGCACGATGGCCAAGTGATGGCGGCGATTAACGACGCGACGGAAGACTTCATTGAAGCGATAGCCTATCAGATCGAAGCCGTGACCAAGAAAAATATCTCCGAAACTCCCAGCGCCGGGCATACCGGCCTGATAGACACCGGCTTTTACCTCAACAGCGTTTACGTGGTTACGCCGAGGGGGGACAGCTACGGGCAAACGGATGACAGTGGGACTTATAAGAATCGGCAGGGCAAAGAGGTTGAGCGGCGGATTGCCGGCAAAATGGGACTGCCCTCAGATGCGGCGGCGGTGGTGGTTATCGGCGCTGAGTATGCGATTTACCTGGAAATAGACCACGCCCCGCTGTACCGGGCGGCGGAACAGGTGATCGGCAACGCCGGGAAACTCATTGAGAAAATTTAGGCGGCAAATATGGGACTGACTCTAGCGGACGTTTTTGTAAAAATCGCATCTGATGACAGCCAGCTCAAGAGCGGGTTAAAATCGGCTGAATCGCAGACAAAATCCTGGGTGGGCAGTTTGGGTGGAATGCTGCAAACCGGGATGGGCTTTGCTATCGGCGGGGCGATTAACGCCGGGATTAACGGACTGGTCAATTCGTTTGGGAGTCTGACCGAGGGGGTACTCGGCGGCAATGCCGCTTTTGAGACCTACAACCAACAATTTGGGGTGCTGTTGGGCAGTACCGAATTAGCCAAGCAGCGCATGGGAGAATTGGCCGACTTTGCCAACAAGACACCCTTTGAACTGCCGGAGGTGGTTCAAGCCGCCAAAATTATGGAGACGTTTGGCCTGACGGCTCCGGCGGCAACCGAACATTTTGAAAGCATGGGGATAGACATTCAAACTCTGGTGGGCGATATGGCCGCCGGGGTAGGCGTTAAATACGATGAGATGGCCGGAATACTGGGCAGATTTAACGCCGGGGCAACCGGTGAGGCCATTCAGCGGATGCAAGAGCTGGGGCTGGTGACAAAAGAAGAACTGGCCGGGATGGGGGTGGAATTCAGTAAATCCGGCGAGATGATTACCCCGGCCAAAGAAGCCCTGGACACGTTGCTGAGTATTACCCAGGAGCGATTTGGCGGAATGATGGAGGTTCAATCCAAAACCTTTGAAGGGATGTCTTCCACCCTATCGGATTGGGTCAGTAACGCCATCAGGGAAATGGGCCAGCCGATTTTTGACCGGGTTAAGGCCGGCCTGGAAGGGTTATTGGAAATACTCAGTTCTGACGCTGCTTCAAGGGCGATCAGCGGATTTACCAGTGTGCTGGAAAACGGACTGACGTTGGTAGAAAGCCTGTTTTCAGGCTCATTAATTGATGGCGTTAATGGATTTGTGGAAAGCCTGGCGAGCGGGTTGGAGCAGGTCAGCGGCTTTCTGGTGCAACTACGGGATGAATTTTTAGGGCTGTCTGCTGGCGAAATTATGAATGAGGTTGGGGCGGCGATTGACGGGATTAAAGACAAATTAAAAGGTTCGTTAGAGGAATTAGCCGCTCACCATGAAGTAACTGTAAACAAGATTAACAATCAAATTCAGGTTTTGGCCCAAAAAACCGGAGAGCAGTTAGCTGAAATAGCCCAAAAATACGCCGAAAAAGCCCTGGCGGTTGAAGAAAGGTTTAGCCAGGTTCGACAGGATATTGAACGGTCTTTGGCCGAAGCTAAGGACAAGCTGGGCGAGCAATTAGCCCAAAACGAGCAGCAACGCCAGGAAAAGTTAGTTGATTTGGAAAAATCTTTTGCCGAAAAAAGGCGAGCCATTAACGAACAGATTCAGGACAAAACCCTGGCGCTTGACGAAAGCAAGCAAGAGATAAAGGATAGCCTGGAAGAAAAACAAACTTCTCTGACTGAAAAGCATGAAGAGAAACGCGCCCAGTTGATAGCCGACCTGGCCAAGGCTACTACCGACGAAGAAAAAGCCGCCATCCAAGCAAAGATAGACGCCGAAGATGCGGCGTATAAAAAGCAGCATGACAAAAACGAGGCGGAAGCAAAAAAAGCAGAGAATAAACTGCAAGCCAAATATGACCGGGAAGTTCAGAAACTTAAAGACAAGTTAGCCAGAGAAGAACAAGAGTACCAGTCCCAGGTAAACAAAGAAAACCAGCGGGCGGCTCAGTCCGAGGCCCGGATTAAGCAGCAATATGATAAGGCCGTCAGTGATCTACAGTACCGGCTGGGAAAAGAAGAGGAAGAGCGCACCAAACAACTGGCTAAGATTGGGGCGGAACAAGCGGCAGAAGAGGCCAAAGTAAGAGAGAGCAATCAGCGGCAGTTGGCCGAGCTACAGGCCCGGCTGGATGCCGAAAACGCGGCTTACGAAAAACAACGCCAACAATTAACCGAGGCAACCAACCAGGAGATAGCCAGGCTTCAGCAGCAGGCGAATGAACGGGCAGCCGCTTTGGGCACCGGGCCAGCGGCGCAATTAGCCGAAATGGGGAAAGGCATTGCGGCTTTCTTTGCCCCCATTAGCGAACAGTTGCAACAATTTGGCAGTTGGTTTATGACCACCGGCGTACCGGCGCTACAGGCGTTTGCCACACTAATATTAAGCGAGTTTATACCGGCGCTACAAGGGATAGCCCAACGGGTGGTTAACGAGGTCATCCCGGCGCTGGTGGCGTTTGTGGGGCCAATAATTGAGCAGATTGTGCCGGGGCTGCAACTGTTGGGGCAGATTATGATGAATGTGGCCGGGATGGTATTGCCGCTGCTGATTCAGTGGTGGAATTTTCTAATTGACAATATCAACCTGGTGCTGCCGGTGTTGGGCGTGGTGGGGGCGGCGATCCTGGCCATGACCTCACCCATAGCGCTGGTGATCGGGGCCATAGTGCTCCTGGCTACCGCCTGGGCCAACAACTGGGGAGGGATTCAAGGGAAAACTCAAGCGGTAATGGATTACCTGCAACCGTATTGGGATAAACTGACCACGCTATTGGGTAATTTTGCTAACGCACTGTTACCCAGATTGCAGGAAGTGTGGCAAACGCTGGTCAATTCCTGGCAGACAGAGTTGCAACCGGCGCTGGCGGAATTGTGGGCCGCGTTTGGGAAATTGTTTGAGGCATTGGGTATCGGTGGGGGTGAAATTGACTGGTTGAATGGGATTATTGGTATTCTGGAGGTGGCGCTCAGGGGGGTGCTGGTGATGGTAGAGCTACTCAGCCCGATGATTGAGTTGTGGAGCGGGGTGGTCAGTTACGCAGTGAGCCAGGTGACGTTGATGGTCGACGGGATTGCCAGCCTGAAGCGGGGGCTGGATGCGGTGATTGCCCCCCTGCAACGGGTGGCGGACAAAATTAGGGATATGATCAACGAGGCACTGAGTATGCCGGATTGGCTGATCCCCGGCAGTCCCACCCCGTTTGAGATGGGGCTACGGGGGATTGGTAAAGCCATCAATCAAATGCCTGACCTGACCGGCGGAATGGGCGGCATTCAATCGGCGCTTAATAACGCGCTGGCCTTGCCGGAACTGCCCAGCTTTTCCTTTGCCCAGGCAGGTGGGGTAGCCCCAATGACGGTCAACTTCCAGCCGGGGGCGATTGTGGTCAATGGCGGGCTGAGTAATCAGGATACAGGCACGGCGGTAAAAGAAGGCGTGCTGGATGCGCTGAGAAGCCGGGGGTTGCGGTAATGTCATACGTATTGCATGAGTTTAATGGGGTGGCGCTGCCGATCAAAAATCCGGTCAACCCGGTAGGGGTGCTGCCCCGTAAATCGAATGTACAAGAGATTCAGGGCCGTCCGTTTGACCAGGATGGCAGCCAACGGTTACGCGCCGGGGTGGGCACCATCACCAAGCAGGCGTTGATCACCGGCGACACACCGGCGGCATTGAGGGCGAATGTCAACACCTATCGCGCCCTGGTTGGTAAACGCGGGCAGTTGGTGCGACGCTGGGGAGATGGCACCCGTGAATGGGTTCTGGCTCGGTTACTGGACATGTCCGGTAGCCGAAAGCCCGGAGACATTTTACATCAGCAGTTTGATTTCACCTTTCAGATACTCAGTTCATGCTGGTACAGCGAGACGCAGACGGTGGTCAACTCTACCGTTGCGGCTTCACCTACCACCATCACGCTGACCAACACCGGAAATGAACGAGTGACCAACCCGGTCATCCAGTTGACCGTTCCATCCGGCAAGGCCCTGACCTCGGTGCGTTTTGAAGTGACTGGTCTGGTGGATTTTACGTATACCGGCACGTTGGTGGTCACAAACGTTTTGAAGATTGATTGTGGGGCCAGGAGCGTGACCAAGAACGGGGTTGATGCTTATGCCGGATTTGCCCTGAATAGCAGCACCCACAAAGTTGAGGATTGGCTGTACCTGGACCCTGGCGCAACATCGTTGAAAGTAACAATTGCCCCGTCCAATCAGTTGCCGGTCAGTGGGCTGCAAGTCAGCTTTTATGGAGGATGGTCGTGATTTGGATTGATATTCAAGACGCAGCAGGCGTGAAGTATGGCGATGGGCCGATTATCACCGTCCAAAGTTGGGACACCACCGCCCGGCTCGATAAAGCCGGGCAGTTTTCATTTAAGATGCCGCTGTCTGATCCCCGCGCCAAGCTGGTGCAGCACAAACGGGAAGCGTGGTGTTACGCTGTCGAGAATGGAATAAAGAAATGTGTCGGGGCCGGGATTATCGACAAAATTGAAGTAGATACCACGGCCCTGACCCTGACCGTCAGTGGTAATGACCTGCTCCGGCAGTTGAATAACAGTACGGTAGGCTATCTGGAGATAGCTGTCCGGGATGAAGATGGCGGCTACGCCAGCCCGGACGCACTGGCCCTGATCATGGACAGTGCGCCGGCAGGATGGAGCCTGGACACGGTGAACGGGTATAGTGCGACCGAAGAGTCGTTGTATGCCAGCTTTGCCGGACAGTCCGTCTTGAACGCCCTGACTACCATTGCCGAACATTCGGGGGAGCATTTTCGTTTAGGCTCCGGGAAAAAGTTGGTCTGGATCAGGAAAGATTTACCGGCCAGTGGGGTGCGGGCCATCCAGAACAACGGAGATCAGGCCATTGAAAGTAATAGAGATGTTTGCCTGATTACCAGCTTGACTCAATCATCTGATAGTTACGATCTGGTTTCCAGAATTTTTCCGTTTGGTGCGGGCAATGCTCACGCCAGGACTAGCCTGATCGACGCCACGATTACCCCGCACGACGGTTACGTTATTGATAAATCCCACCAGAAGGGGGCAAATCTGACATCCAGCGCCGCATTCGTGACGTACGGGGCTATCGAGCGCATGATGAGTTGGAAGGAAATCTCTCCCGCATCTAACTCGAACGCAGACATAGAATCGGCCTCGAACGCTCTGTATGGTGCCGCATATCAGTATCTCAGCAAGTTCAATGAGATTCAGGCCAGTTACACACTGACTGTAACCAAGTTGCACAAGGCCGTCTATCCCGGCCAGAAAGTCCGGGTTATTTTTCGGCGGGTGGTCGATGATTACACGGTAATAGATTTAGACCGGGATTTAACGGTATTGGAGTCTACGCTCAAGTACGATGACAGTGGCGTTCAGACCGTCGCCATGCAAGTGAGCACGATTGACGCATGGCCGGTGTCGTTTGAGGATATGATTGTCGAGCAGATGGAGGAAACGCGGTTGCTGGATGCCCAGCCGCAAACTTACGCAGGGTATTACACTGAGGGGTTTGGTACATTGAACATTGCCCCGACTCATAGTGGGATAACTAGATTCAAGTTTGATGACCGGATGACCCGGTTGATTAGCTGCCAGTTGCGATTCTCGTCGGACTCGTTTGAGACAACGGCTACGTCTGCCCAGACTCAGGAAACCACGATTACGGCAGGGACGAATAATCAGTCTACGGAAGAAAAGACGACCAAAGAAAAAAGTTACATTTCCACGCCCCTACGGGTTATCGGGGACATGGGGAATCGAGGGTTGCCAGTATATTTTGACGGCACGATTTTTACCACGAATGGAATTAGCGGCTCCCCAATAATGCAAAGTGACCCCCATGACCACAAGTTTACCGCGCCGGGGCATCCACACACTTTCACCTTGCCAGCGCATGGGCATCCGTTAAAGTACGAAATCAAGCGGAATAATGAGTACCCGGACGGACTCAAGATATTGATAGATGGAGTTGATAAGACCTACGACTTATCCCTAGCCGCCAAAGGGGTGGGTTCCGCGCAATTGAATCGCTCTGATGGCTGGACCGGCCTGATGGAGTTTGAGATAGCCGACATCCTGAATACGAATTTTCGGAGGGAGCACACGGTTGAGATTACGTGCGCCTCCGGCCAGGGCCGGCTGCTGAATGTGTCACTTCGCTGTTTCGTCATCGTGCAGGCGATTCTGGTGCTGCCCACGACGCCGGTAGGCGATCCAGAAGACCCCGGCACCCCGGCAGAGCCAGTTGTAAATGTGGTTGCCAGCAAGGACGGATGGCGGGTGACGTGGCTACCGGTGACGAATGCTCAGAGTTATCGGCTGCATGGGAACACGGTGGGCAGCGATACCGGCGCGACCGAAATCACTTTGACGACCGATAGAACGGTAATCGTGCCATTTTCGGCGGGATTTAGCTACTTCGCGGCCTCGGCCATCGCCGGGATACACGAAAGCGGGATCGGGCCGTGGGATACGGACGATACAGACCCAACCGCCCCCACCTGGACCAGCCACGTCTATCAGACCACCGGCGATTTCTTGACCTGGTATTATCCCGATCAGGCTGTGGTCAAGAATTTTGTATTGTACAGCAATAGCACTCCGGCCATCAACGGTAGCGAGACGTTGATTAGCGATAGCATGGAAGGTACCGTGTTGAGCTACCTGGCTCCGTATGTGGGCAATGGCCCGTACTTCGGGATCAAGGTCATCAACTATGCCAACCGTAGCAGCAGCGTGGTATGGTATGGGCCTTTCGACCCGACTCCAGCGACTCCGGTTGATGTGACGGTCGATATGTCAGAGGCAGGGGGCGGGTTCATCGTGAAATGGCCGGTAGTGGCAAATGCGGTCAGGTACAACGTGCGGGGAGCCACTGATGTGGCCGGCGCAAACGCATTGACGGTCTGGAGTGGTAATGCCCTGGGGACGCCCACGATCAAGAATGGGAGCCGGGCGTTTTTTAGTGTTCAGGCCGTAGGTATCGATGGCTCGCTGAGTGGGTGGAGCGATTGGGAAACAGATACCAGTCCCCCGGCACAGCCGTTAATTAACGTGGATAGAGGCACTGATTCAGTAGTGATCACGTTGGGAAGCTCAGATACCTCGCGTGCCTCGATAGGCTTTAGTCATTACATCCTGGAACGGGCCGACGACAGCGCCGGGACGAACAATAAGACAATCTTGTCATCCTGGGTCATTGATGCCAATATTCCATACGTTGCAACACAGCCGGCCAACACGATCAGGTACTACCGATTTATTGCGGTGGATGTGGCCGGGAATCTCAGTCTTCCGTCTCCGTGGATGCTGGGTTCAACAGTCTCCAGGAACGACACGGTTCAGGATTGGTTTGATGGGTATGGAGGGGACACAGCGAATGACTTAGAAGGGCTGAATTACCTACGGTTAGTTACTTTTGATGATGAAACTCAATGGCAGTATTACAGGTACAGCACGTCTATCCTAAGAATAGAATCAGGAAGTAGAGCGCTTGTCGGGAATAAATACCTGTACTACAGCAGTTCCACCAATCAGTATGCCAGTAACGCAATGTGTACCTTCCCTGCCCCTATAGATTTGTCACTCAATAGCCGGTTTTTGAGTTCGGACCAGGTAAGGATGTCCATATTTGCAACTGGCCCATCCCCTAGTTTCCTTATAGGCGTAGGGTTTTGGTTTGTTAGTGGGTATGCCTATTTGTCACAGTCATTTAGTGGCGCGGGTTATCACACTTTCTCCCGAAGCAGGTCAGATCAGGATGGGCACTCTGGTACTGTTGACTGGTCATCCGTACTAGGCGTACAATTTAATATTTCCAATGGTGGTACGCCAGTAGAGTTAGTCATAGACGACCTAAGACTGACAAAAGTATTTGGAGAATGGTCATACCCAAATGACACTGCAAATTTATGGAAAGTCTACATTGGTGCTCTAAACGAATATTTGATAAAAAAGGGTGACTGGCGCGTTTTTCCAGGAAACCGCACTGGGGAGCCTAACAAGCCTTTCAGTTATGGGCATGTAGAGTATACATCCTCCCCATCACGCTGGAATCTAAGTTACAGACCACTCGAAACAACTCTGATTTTTACTGGAACTGTCCAGGTCGGCATATTTCTCAAGGAGCTTAACGGTAAAGCTGGAATCGCCTTCTATATACAAAACGTAGAAGCATGGCCTGATGAAAATTGGACAATGTACGCCGTGGAGTTGGACACCGCCGCCGATACTGTCACGCTGGTGAAGTGGATAGCCGGGACGCGCACAGCATTGGGCAGTGCGGCCTTCACCTGTGCGCCAAACCAGATTGTGTGGTTGGGCGCGGATTTCCGGGATTTCATGAGTAGTGATGACACTGGGCGCATTAAGGTGTTCGCCAGTCTGTCAGAGGGTGTGATTATCTCGGCGGAAAACCTCAAAATATCACTGAACGACACCAGTCTTTCCGCAGGGGGGAGTGTCGGTCTTTTGAGCTATCAGGCCAATTGCCGGTTCGTGAACTTTACAGCCGGTTCTCCCGCTCATGCGGAAGTCGCCGACATCGCTAAGGCCCTTGATGGCCCAATGATTGATGGGCGGGATGGATCCAACCGGGTGTACCTGGCCGTAGCTGATGGCGCATTGCAGTACAGCCAGGACAAGACCGCGTGGTTGGAAGTCACCGGAGAAGGCGGTGGCGTAACCGATCACGGCTTACTGACCGGATTGGCCGATGACGACCACGTGCAGTATCACAACGACGCTCGTGGCGATACAAGGTATACACCAATATCTCACCTGGCTAATACCAGCAATCCACACGGTGTCACGGCTGCGCAGGTTGGATTAGGGAACGTGAGCAATACGGCTCAAGTGACCGCTGTTACAGGTACGGCTCCTATTGTTTCGAGCGGAGGATTGACTCCGGCTATATCAATTGATTTGAGCAAGATAGTGACTGGTGACGGGACTCAGAAATCTACCCAGGTAGCCAACCTTAACACTATAACCGCTTCGGGCTTTTACCGAGCAGGGCCGGGAACGAATGGGCCAGACGCCGGGCAGTATTATCACGTAACGCATCAGGAGTATGATGGCAATTGGGCAATGCAGCTTGCCTATCTACTATGGGGGGTAGAAACGATGTACTTCCGTACTCGTTCACCCGGCTCAACGTGGAGTGCGTGGCAAAAGATATGGAATGAAGGCAACGACGGTTCCGGCTCAGGTCTTGATGCTGACACGGTGGATGGTATACATGGTTCGCAATTTGTACGAAACGATGCCGTAAATGGCTACGTACACTTTAATGCTCTTAGGGTAGGCGATGTGCTGCCCGGACTGGCGATAACACATTATACCTTAAATGGACACACATACATTCGGTTCAGGTCGGAAGTGAACGGAATATGGCAATCACCATATTCTGAAATGACGCTCGGCTCTGATGGCACCCTTTCTCTTAACGGTGGGACTGTTTTCTCCGGTTACTTCAATACGAATTGCAATACCATCACAGCCCCAAACTACGTCTACACTAATAATGGCGCGGATAATTATATTCGCAAGTCCACCCCGCTTGCTCTTGCGGCACAAATGGGTGACATTGCGGCGACAGAATTTTCCGGGTTTCCTCCCCCCTTGCGGATTTGGCTGTTGACCAACACCAACACGCTACAGGGAAGTTACGACAACATTGCCACTGCAATTGCAGCCGTCAACTTTAATGACTCTATGGAGGGTGGTAGAGTGCTGCTTGGGGCAGGAGAATTTGTCACCACAACAGTCCTGTATATATACCGATCTATTACGATTACCGGGATGGGACAACAGACAAAAATATCAACGACTGTAGCGCCTCAATTGTTTTATATCCCAACCCGAAACGCGGGTATTGCTGTAACTTTAGAGAGTATGTTTCTCAGCCTCACTGCGGGAGGCGCATGGTACACTTGTGTTAACCTTGTAAATACGGGCAGCTATCGAGCATATCTCACAATTAAAGACTGCGCGATTTTAGCCTATGGCTTTTACACGAACTCTGACTTTAGATGTATGTGGCTAGAGGGCAACGCAACAGTAACTTTAATCGGATGCTCAATTACTAACTCTGGTGCGCAGGTCTCATTTGAAGAATCAATAACCCTAAAAAACAACCTTGCAAGAGATTCAAATTTGGAGTTAAAGTTACGCATGTCGGGTTGCTCATTTTCCAGAGCAGATAATTACAGAAAAGGTATCAGGTGCTGGGACGGAGCCGCACTGCCTCACCAGATTCAGATTTTAGACAACTCTAATGACGAAAGATTCTTCAGAGTCAACAAAAATACAGAATATCAAATCGTAGCGAACACCTGGGATTACCCGGACTCCTGGACTGAACTCAAGAGCGATTCGTACCAGCCCGCAATAAACACTCCCTACATTCTTTGCCCGGAAGATGGCTACTATGAAATAGGATTTATGGCAGCGACAAAATCAGGAGAGGACAGCCGGGTGCAGTGGGAAATAAGAATAGTCCCAGTGGATGGGAGGGGGGTTGTTCCTTATAGTGCTTTTGGCGAGGAAAATGGAGCCAATACAGAATCGATCCGTATTCAAAAGTCGGCCCGATTCTACCTGCGGGAAAACGACCAGATTTGGATCAGGTTCTATAATCGCACGGCTACCAAGAGTATGGCGTACACTTATTTATTTGTTACCAAACTTAACTCAACTCGTGGAATGCACGAGATATAAGGGGAATTGAATGATTACAAAACTCGAATTACTCACAAAAGCTATCCAATCCCAGTATCCTGACCTGAGCATTGAGCCGGAATCGACATCGTATCACGTTGCCGGGAACGTCTCTGTCACCAAAGCCTGGGACGACCCCGACAATCTTTGGATTTCGTTTTGGGGAAGCGACGAACCTCGACCTTCTGTTGAGGATTTGCTGGCCGAGTTCGCTAACCCGGAACACCCGGCCTACACCCAGTGCAAAGAAGCCGCCGCCGATGAAATTGAGCAGATGATTCTCGATTTTCAAGCCCAGCTTGTGCCGCAGGAGAAGCGCATCATCTACGAGCGCAAGGAACGGCTGGCCGACAATTGGGCCACGGCCAGTGACAATGAGAAGCTGCTGGCTATTGGCGAATGGGCCGGGTACGCTGAGATTATGGCCGATACCGGGCAAGAGTATATCCCCCTATTGATTGGTAATGCCCTGGCCGTGCAGGTAGCCACCATTGATGACCTGCTCAATGTGTACCGGGCCAATGCCGCTATCTTTCGCATCCTGATGGGCGAAACCGAGAAGTGGCGCAACAAGTACCCGATGCTGTGTAACTTGATTGCCGTGGTAATTGATGAAGAATCGGGCGAGGGGTTTGCGTACCTTGAGGAACAGATTGCCATTATTAAGGCGGCAGTGGGGGCGCACTTGGTTAATGATGTGCCGGGGTTGGTCGGGGCGGCCATACCCGGCCTGTTGGGGGAGTTGGGGTTAATCCAGTCAACTAAGGAAGAAACCTAGAATTAGTGATGCGCGTAGTCATCGGGTCAAGCAAGTGTAAAAAAACCACAAAGGAACAAAGTTTTTCTACTTTTTATGAACACTGTAGACAAATCGACCATAGAAAATACTGCTGAGACGGGCGGCTGGTTATCGGCCTATCTCGATCTGAAAGCCAATGGCCTGCACTGGAAAAAGGCGGCGTATGCGGCCTGGTTCTCTGCCCCGAAAACATCTCGTGAACCCAAACGGCTGGAGGCCAAACGGGATGAAGCCGGAAAAATTATTGAGCCTGGGCTGGATTCATTATTGGGGTATGCGTCCGGGCAAGTGTTTCACAAGTGGCGTCGTCAACCGTGGTTTTTCGAGATGGGGATTGACCATCTGCGCGAATCGATTTTGCTGGACAGCCTGGCAGATGTAGATTTACGCACCATCAGCGAGGCTAAAACACTGGATGGTTCTCCGGGAGTGCAGGCGCGGAAGCTGTTTTATGAAGAGTTATTTAAGCGGGCGCAACGGGTAGAGCTTTCCGGGGCTGGCGGTGGGCCAATAGAAGTGAAGGATGTACGGGATTTAACCGATGAGGAGTTACTCACCATCGCCACAGGCAGCAGCCAGTGAGTTGATCGCGCGCCGGAAGGCGCGTTGTGCTTTGGTCGATTTTACCCGTTACACCTACCCCAGCTATGTGGCCGAGCCGGCTCATGAGTTGATTGCCGCCACGTTGGATAAAGTGGTGTCGGGCGA